CGTCAGGAGATTGAAGCAATGCGTAGCACAACTGAACAATCAACACAGGTCGAAACCCGACGGGTGACGGTACAGGAGTTTGAACTTCGTGCAGGTGATGCAGGCTCAATGAGTTTTCGTGGTTATGCAGCCGTATATAACTCCCCTAGTGAACCGCTACCGTTTACTGAAACCATTGCACCGGGTGCATTTGATAAAACTTTGCGTTCTCGTAACAACGTCAAAATGTATTTGAACCATGATTCAACTCTTGTGTTGGCTTCAACCCGTGCCAAAACAATGAAACTTACCTCTGACTCTAAAGGCTTGTTGGTTGAATCTGATCTGCCTGACACCTCGTACGCTCGTGATCTAGCTGTGCTGATGGAACGTGGCGATGTCGATTCAATGAGTTTTGGGTTCAGCGTTCCTAGTGGGGGTGACCGTTGGAGCCCTGACGGTATGACCCGTGAACTGAAGCAGATCCGTTTGCATGAAGTAAGTGTTGTTACAGGGTTCCCTGCCTATTCTGCCACCTCAGCTGCTTTGCGTTCATTAGATATGTTGGCTGATGCCACAGGTTTAGATGCAAACAAACTTGCTGAAGCATTAACAATGTTGGAGAACGGCAAACCTCTTTCAACCGATCACGCTGACCTGCTCGCAGAAACCGTGAACAAACTTCGTGCAGAACCACAACCAACAGAAGTTGCCGGGTCTCTAGCAATTAAACGCAAGCAGATTGATTTATTGCTAAATCGCATCTAGTCTTGTTCAATCGGATGTGAGGAACCTCTACCGATGCTCGTGGTGTGCGGAACCGCTACCTCACAAATCCAAACCATTTATCAAACAGGAGAAACTATGTCGTACATCGACCGTCAAGTAGAACTCCGCAACCGTGCATGGGAAGAGGCTAAAGCCATTCTTGATGTTGCGGAAGCAGAGAAGCGTGATTTAAGCGCAGAAGAAGAAATGAAATATGCTCGCATCAATGAGGATCTTGGCAAACGTGCTGAAGTCATCTCTAGCCTTCGTGCTGATGAAGAGCGTGAACTTCGTTTGTCAGAAGCAACCCGTGGCATTGAAGATCAGGTTCGACCTGTTGCAGGCAAATCTGTAAGCAATGACGCAGAAACAATCCGTAGCCTTGCTCGTGGAGAGATCCGTTCAGCAACATTTGAGAAGCGTGACGTTCTCACATCTTCAACAGGCGCACCTGTACCAACGTCGTTCTACGATCAGATCGTTGAACACATGGTTCTTGTAGGCCCAATGTTGCAAACATCTACAGTTATCAATACCGCAGGTGGCGAAGCATTGCAGATCCCACGCACAAGCGCATACAGCACAGCAGCACTTACCGCACAATCTTCAGCATTCGCTGAATCAGATGCAACCTTCCAAGCCTTCACAACTTTGAACGCTTACAAGTATGGTTTCTTGATTCAAGTTTCTGCTGAAATGGTTGCCGATACAGGTGTTGATCTTTTGGGCTTCCTTGCTCGTGAAGCAGGAATCTCCATTGGTGTTGCTGTAAACACGGCACTCACCGTTGGTACTGACACCACAATGCCAAACGGTATTGCTGTCGCTGCAAGTTCAGGCGTAACAGGTTCAACTGCTGTCTCAGGTGCTTTCACCGCAGACAACTTGATTGACCTTTCTTACAGCGTGAACTCAATGTACCGTCGTCAGCCCGGCACAGGTTGGATGTTGAACAACACCGCACTTGCTGCTGTACGCAAACTCAAAGACACCACCAATCAGTACCTCTTCCAACCATCGTTGCAGATGGGTCAGCCCGATATGCTTTTGGGCTTCCCAATCTTTGAGAACCCTGATGTGGTTTCTCCTGCAACTTCGGCTAAGAGCGTTCTCTTTGGTCACCTTCCTTCGTACTATGTACGTCAGGCAGGCGGAATCAAGTTTGACCGTTCAGACGAATACGCATTTGCTAACGACCTCATCACCTTCCGTGCGTCAATCCGCATCGATGGCGATTTGCCACAAACGTCAGCAATCAAATACTTCGTTGGTGCGGCTTCCTAACTAACGAAACCTGATGTGGGTGTACTAGACAGCGCAGGGCTAGTACACCCACTCTTGCGCACTCCTGCCATTTAACTGCGGAAAAGGGACTATGGGTAATGCTCGTAAATATAAGAGGAACAATCGTGGAACTCCCGATACCGGAAGCACAACAACTTCTGAGATTGGGTTACGCACAGGAACTAGAAACAGCAACAATGGAAATGGGAGACAGATTCTCTTCTACTCCAATGCGCCGTGGGCAGCAACAGGCTACGGGCAACAAACAGCGCAACTCTCCACAAGGCTCAAAGAAGCAGGGAACAATGTTGCCATCCACGCCAACTACGGATTAGAAGGTGCAACTACCGTTTGGAACGGTTTTACGGTTTACCCTAAAGGGAACTCTGTTTATTCTGATGACGTAGTGGTAGCACATTATCTGCATTGGGCGCACAGGGAACCTGACCTGAAACCTTTGTTGATGACTCTTTACGATGTGTGGGTTTTCAAATCCAAATCGTTTGATGCTGTAGATCAGATCGTTTCATGGGTTCCGATAGATCACACTCCTTGCCCACCTGATGTGTTGGCATGGTGCAATCGACCCAACGTGACTCCGGTAGCAATGAGCCTATATGGGCAGAAGATGTTGCATCAGGCAGGCGTTGATGCTTTGTATGCACCTCACGGAATTGAACCTGTGTTCAAACCAACATCGGGTGGTAGGAAGATTTTGGAGATCCCTGAGGATCGGTTTGTTGTGATGATGACTGCAGCGAACAAAGGTGCAAGCCCACCACGGAAAGCATTTGCAGAGAACATTCTTGCGTTTGGTGTTTTCTGTAAGAAGCATCCTGAAGCGTTGTTGTATTTGCATACAGAACAACATGGGGTTCATGGCATCAACCTTGTTGATCTGTTGAAAGCCTGTGGGGTTCCTAAAGCCAACTATCAGTTCGTTGATCAGTACGCCTACCAAATGGGCATTTCTCAGGAAGTCCTTGCATCGTTCTATACAGCTGCTGATGTGTTGTTGGCTGTGTCGATGGGTGAAGGTTTTGGTATCCCTGTAATTGAGGCGCAAGCCTGTGGCACACGGGTGATCACTTCTGATCAGACAGCGCAACCTGAACTTGTGGGGGATGGCTGGATGTGCCGTACTCAACCGTTTTGGGATCACGCACAGAAATCCTTTTTTCATACACCTTTCACGGAATCCATTTTGGAATGCCTAGAGTCAGCGTGGGCTGCACCTCGTACAACGTCGCAGGATGCGCTAAACCACGCAAAGCAGTATCAGGCAGATCAAGTGTTCAACACGCATTGGAAGCCGATTATGGGGCTTCTCAGTTGAGTGTGGCTTGGCTTACGCACCATCTTCCTGTTGAGGATACAGGTGGCGGTAAATGGTTGCCGGGCAAATATCGTGGTGGGGCAGAACTTTCAGATCAGGCCTATAGGGATTGCGCACCCCCTTGGATTGATATTGATTTGATACCTGCTGCTGAATGGGAACGTGCGTTGGCTCATGAACGCATCGTGATCACAGGCACAGATCTGCTAACAGAGGAAGCCATGTGTGTTCTTGCGGAACGGGAACCTATGGTTTTTATCCACCACGAACAAGACGAATCAGGTGGGCGCATGAAGTTGATTAACAACGCTGCACCTTTTGTATGCCATACCCCGGCGCATTTGGAACGGGAAATGTTGTGGACAGAACCCCAATGGGCAGAGTTGGTGTTATCCCATTTCGATACAAGCGAATGCAGGAACCGTGAGAAGAAAGAGTTTGCGCTGTGGGCTGCACGACTCCATCCCCTGAAAGGTTTGAATCAGGCTAAGTTTTGGGCAGCGTCAGCAGGTTTTGATTTGGTTATAGCGCACAGATCTCCCCGTGAAGAAGTGTTAAACCTAATGAGTTTTGCTGAAGTGTTTGTGCATCTACCGTTGAACTTTGAGAGTGAAGGCAGGGCTGTGATGGAAGCTGTGTTATCGGGTTGCAGGATTGTGACAAACAAGAATGTTGGGTTGATTAGTGTTGATGGGTGGGATGACCCGTCTAGGTTGAAAGACATGGTTGATGAGGCAGGCACAAAGTTTTGGGAATTGGTATGCCGGTAGCAATCTTGATCCCGACGTATCACCGGGCGCACAAGATTGCTGAGGTGACTTGTAACGCTTTAGATTCCACAGATCATGCCAACGTCTATTTCATTGTTGAGCCTGATGACCACGAATCTATTTCTGCTGTTGTGGGTACGGTTGGCGCAAACCTGATATTGAATCGACGCAAGAACAACTATGCCGGGGCGATCAACACAGGTGTGATTGATACTGATGAACCGTATGTGTTTGCAGGTGCAGATGATTTGAACTTTCATCAAGGATGGTTTGAGGCTGCCGTTGCCTTAATGAAGAAACCGATTGAGGTTGTAGGCACAAACGAT